ATTTAAGGATGTTAACTTTTCAAAAGATCGAGGCTTTGTTTTTTCTTGCTTCGCTTGTTGTGGTGGCTCGACTATGGGCTATAAACTTGCGGGTTTTGATGTGGTTGGGTGTAATGAAATAGATCCCGAAGTATTTAAGATTTACAATCTTAATCATAAGCCAAGATATCCTTTTGTTATGTCAATTAGAGATATGTTGAAGCAAAAGACTTTGCCTCAAGAGTTATACAATTTAGACATACTTGACGGATCACCACCATGCACAAGTTTTTCAACCGCTGGAGTGCGTGAAAGAGACTGGGGTAAAGCAAAGAGATTTTCAGAAGGGCAAGCACTGCAAAGATTAGATGATCTATTTTTTGAATTTATTGCACTAGCTCAAAGACTACAGCCAAAGATTGTAGTTGCTGAAAATGTTGCGGGTATGGTAAAAGGAAAGGCTAGGGGATATGTAAAAGAGATTATACAGGCATATGATCAAGCAGGATATACAACTCAACTATTCAGATTGAATGGTGCAAATATGGGAATCTGTCAGGCTCGTGATCGTATATTCTTTTTATCAGTAAGAAAAGATTTAGATTTGCCAAAGATAAAATTAAACTTTACAGAAGATCCTATACCATTTTATCAAGTTGAAAAGTGGATTGCTGATATTCCTGATGAATATCGTAAATGTACAGATTACGAATTACAACTTTGGAAAAAGTGCAAACAAGGTAAATCATTTTCATCCGTTCATCCAAATCAATCCTATTTTAATCATAAAAAAATATCAAAATATAAACCAATACAAACTTTAACAGCTTCTGCAGATTTGTATCATTATAATAAACCTAGATATTTAAGTACAAACGAATATTTGGCATGTTCTTCTTTCCCTTTGGACTTTAATTTTAATAAATGGATACGAGCAAAAAAGCGCTGGGCTATGGGCATGAGTGTTCCGCCATTTATGATTGAAAGAATAGCAAACGAAATATATAGACAATGGCTATCGGTGTTGTAATGCCTAGAAAAGTAATAAAAACACTTGGCGCATCAAATCACACAGAAGAGCAAAGAGAGATCAACGACTACTATGCAACTGATCCACAGGCTCTATTAGATTTTCTAAAAGCCTTTGAGGAGGATCAACAAACTCTTAGTAATTTGATTTGGGAGCCTGCATGTGGTGAAGGCAACATTGCCAAAGAGTTAATTAAAAAAGGGCATATAGTCAAGTCAACGGATTTAATTGATAGAGGCTTTGGTAAGTGTCAAGATTTTTTGAAAGTTAGCACAGATACTATATTTGACGGGGATATAGTAACAAACCCCCCATATGTATACAGTGAAGATTTTGTAAGACGCTCTTTGTCTATTGTAGGGAAGAATAAAAAAGTAATTATGCTTTTCAAAATGCAGTTTGTTGAAAGTGTAAAACGCTACAAACTGTTTGAAAAATATCCGCCTAGATTTATCTATGTACACAGTAGACGTATTAAGATCTGGAAAAATAATACTAAATCAGTACCGCAGGCCCTTTGTTATGCGTGGTTTGTATGGCAGAAAGGCTATAAGGGGGCGACTGTTTTAAGGTGGATCAAGTAATGGGAAGAAAGAGCAAACTGACTGACAAAGCACGCAGGGAGATCCTACAAGTGATCTCTGTGGGCGGATCTAAGTCTCTAGCGTGCAAACATGCGGGGATAACTTTAACGACTCTCCTTAACTGGCTGGATCGAGGCAAACGAGCAAACAAGGGACTCTATTATGATTTTGTTTGTGAATTTCTTCAGGCTGAAGCCCGTCCCGACATTATGGCAATGGGGATCGTTCATCGTGCAGTAAAAGAGGGAGACATTCGAGCGGCTCAGTGGTGGCTAGAGAAAAAGACAGGATGGGGACAGAAAGACGAGCCACAAGTTCAGATCGCAATCACGCCGGAAAATATGAGCGTTACTCAGCTGTTAGCAGAAGCAGAGCAAGTCAGTCAGAACATGGCACAACTAGCGCCGCCGATTATTGATCTTGATGAGGAATAGGGATCGCGTATAAATTTATTTTGTGCAAAGTTATAAAAATATGTTGACAATATAAAAATATGTTGATAATATTAAGTATACACAACAACGGAGCACAAGATGACTAAATCACAAGCATTCAGAAAGTATCAAAAAGCCGCAACAGCATACGAAGATCATATTTACACTTCAAGAGGTACAATGCGCGCTGTATTGAGCCATGAAAAAGCATACTTTGAAGCGCGACGCACAGAACTTCAGAACAAAATGCGATCAGCATACAAAGCATATAAAGCACTTTAATAATCAACAACAACGGAGCACAAAATGACAGATAAAAGAAGCATAGAACACAAGATCAAAGATCTTGTATTGGAAGAAATCGAAAACATGACGGCGGATCAAGTCAGACAAAAATTGCAAGATGTTGAAAAGCAATATGACGATCTAAAGTTTGATTTATGCTGCAAATACAAATCGATAAGCGACTGCAAAACTTTTGAAGATGTAGAAGAGCATGTCAAGAATCAATTTGAAATGCTTAAACTTGAAGCGATGTATTCTGAGTATCATTTTCAATTACAATTTCTATAAACAACAACACAACAACAACGGAGCACAAAATGACAACGGAAACAATTTACACAGCACTATACAAATTTCATAGCAGTGTAAGAACAATACACAAAGGATCAATAAATCCATTCTTCGGAAGTAAATACGCAACACTTGCAGACATACAGAAATCTATTGCGCAGCCACTTCAAGATGCTGGCTTGATCATTGTGCATCAACTGGGAGAAAATGACACAATGCACAGCAGTGTTATCCACTGTGAAAGTGGGCAGCAGATACAGTCAACCTATCGATTGCATATTAAGGGATCAGACTCTCAGGCATGGGGATCGGCTATTACCTACGCCAAACGTTACGCAATAGGGGCGCTTTTAAATCTTTGCATTGATGAAGACGACGACGGCAACGCAAACAAATCAAAGCCGACACTTTCAAACGATAAAATTGCAGACATTGCAAAATGGATAAAAGATGGCAAAGGCACAATCCAGCAGATTGAAAGAAAATACAATCTCACAACAAACCAACGTAAACAATTAACTCAATAAACAACGGAGCACAAAATGACAACACAAGAACGACAAGAGATCAAAGACTGGGGGCGCACTGTGGTGCGTCTTCGTAAACAAGGATCATTTTCTGATCTTCTACACGCTGAAATCAAGGTATCCAAACTAACAGTGAAAGAGATCGCAGCACTATGCAACACCAGCAGCGCATCGATCAACAAATGGAAAGGCGGCGAAGTGTATCCCGCTGTACATTATTTGTATCGCCTTGCTAAGTGCCTGCACCCTGTAACGGATGTTTCAAGCGCTTACATGCTGTACACAATGAAGATCAACGCAGAGAGAGACTAAGGAGGCGACATGTCAAGATTCATAGGATTAAACATTGCAACACTAGACGACAACGGCAAGATCCGCCGCACTGGCTCTGTATTGATCAACGTAGATCACATTGTATCTATTGAGGCACATGGACCACCCCGCAAGGATTCATTGTGCAGAATTCAGACAGTTAACGATCCGCAGCCGTTTATTGTTGAAGGATCTATGATTGATCTTCTTGATGTGATCAAGCGGTCAGGGGCTGATTTTCACGCTTTTAATAATAGCAAGTTAGCCAGCCAGTCAGCAAATCTTAGCGTGCTGAACCTGTTTGCAAGATTGAAATACAAGTATGGAACAATGTACGATATTGGACGAGCGTTAAAAGAGAATTATCCTAATTTCTACACAACGGATCACATTAACGGCATTGCACAACGTCTATCAAGATTGCAAACTACACATGATAATCTTGATTCATACCCACAAAAAAGAGAAGTGTTGCAGCACCTCAAACAATTAGACGCATTAAACACAACGGAGCATTAAATGATTATCATTAGAAACGCAAGCGACTTCAGAGTATTGATCAATATTGGACAGATTACACACATGGAAGAAAAGACAGGCATGGTTTTGATCTTCTTAGAGGGCGGCGCAGTTGTTCCAACTTCTGAAACGTGGGAAGAAATAATTATGAAGATAAAAAGTATTGGAGCAAATAATGTATAAAATACTAATCAAAAGCGAAATACAGCCAGTATGGATTGAAAAGCAATTTGAATATATTGTAGACGCCTTAGAATGTGTTAGAATACATCATCACACACGGCTGATCTATCCTTGCGGATCTGTTGCTGAATATATACAGGGCACAATGATAGACATTCGATAATTGAAAGTTGTTACGGTTGTAAGAGGGGGCTTCGGCTCCCTCTTTTTGTGTCAAGAGTTTATCTTTTATGATACATTGGGCGCATGAACAAACAACACCTAATCAAGTATCTTCAAGTATCGAATAAACTTGAAACGATAGCCAAAGAATACCCGCTTGCAGTTGCTCGCCTTTGGATTCCTTATTGTCATAGATGGGACGGGCTAGCCAGTCAGTCAGACAGAGAGAGAGGTTGCGGGCAGCCGATGAAGTTTGTAGGTAATGGATTATACACCTGTAAGCATTGCAACATAACAGAAAGGCGCACAAGCCAAAGAGAGGGAGTTGTGCACGCTCTGCGGCATTCTGAGGCGTTTCTATTGAGCGGCGGGAATCGTAGCGGCAAGACAGAATCAGGGGCGGGGATGTTGCCTGTAGCCTTTGCGGCTGGCTCAAATGAGTGGTGGGTGCGTGAATGGGCTGCACTAAATCAGATCCCGATCGAACTGCTGCCAAAAGAGCCAAGCGAAGTTTGGGTATCTGCTCTTTCTTATGGCGACGCTTTGACATATCTACGCCCGAAGATTGAGAAGTATTGCCCGATCGGCACTCGCTTTGTCAGATGGAAAGCACAAGACAGGGCGCACGCGCTTCTCCCAAACGGCGGAAAGATTCTGAGCATGTCAGCGGAGTCAGGGCGGGAAAAGTTCCAAGGCGGGGCGGTGTCGCTTGTTGTGCTTGACGAAGAGCACCCAAAGCCAATATTTGATGAGTCTATGCTCCGATGTATTGATCACAAAGGAAAAGTGATTTGTACAATGACGCCACTTAAGGGGATTACCTGGGTGCATGATGTATTTATTGAGAATCCACAAACAGGCTATGGTAACTATTCGATTAGCGGGCTAGATAATCCCTATGTGTCAAGCGTCAAAATGCGCAAAGCAATCGCCCACATGTCAGAGGCTAGCCAACGATCGAGATTGTTTGGAGAGTTCACAAACCAGCAAGGGATCGTCTATCCTGAGTTTGATCGTAACGTGCATATTGTAGAGTCATTCGAACCGCCTGCACACTGGGCAAGAGACAGGGCGATCGACTTTGGTGTAAGAAATCCTTTTGCCTGTCTGTTCTTTGCACACGATGAGCGTGAGGACGTCTTGCACGTATATAGAGAATACTATCAAACAGAAAAGACGAGCCTTGAAAATGGCAGG